AGAATCTGACGCCAGTAATCAGCAGCCGCCTTGTATCCACGACCGTAGCCGATGGCGTCAATCGTGGCGACGTTGTTGTCCTGTGCGACTTTCTTGTGAACCAGTTGCTCAGCCCAGTCAGCACTGTCGATGACGACCGTGTTGAACTCGTGCTTCTCGCTGGCCAGTACACCGATGCACTCCAAGATATCTTCGAACTTCTGACAGCGCGGGAAAGCATCGACGTTGATGGCGTCGAGTCCCTCCTCGGTCTGAATGAAGACGGGGTTCGGCGCTTGCGCGGCAAAGGTGGACTTACCGATGCCGTGTGTGCCGTACACCACAATACGTGGCGGTCGTGCTACGCCTGTCTTTTTTAAACTACTTAGTGATATAGCCATTTCATCAAGCTCCTTGGACGATAGTTACAGATGTTTTCGCGGGTTTAACAGTGAGCGCACCAGCCAAGATCTTGTACAAGTGAGGCTCGTTGTTGGCGAGATACTTCACGCCAGTCTCGTCAAGCTCACGTACCAGTTTGACCGGATGCAGACTCGGGGGGATGTTGCGTGCAATGTCCTTATCGAACAGATCCCAATCGATCTTTCGAGTGACCTTGCCAGTGATGGTGATCTTGTAATCACCTACGTTGTGGGTCTTTGACCCTTCTTCTTTTTGCCCGAGCAGATCGATCAACTCCTGTTCCAGAGCGACCCGTCTGTTCGTGGCTTTCTTCTCTTCAGCCTTGGCTTCGAAAAGGTCTTCAGCGATTTCAATTTCAGTTCTCATTTCAGGGTTCCTTTGTTTGTCGTTAATGCCGACAGAAGAGATGCTACACCCCCTTGTGACGGAATGCAAGCGGTGGCATGATGTCACTATTCCAACATAGGAGATGACGGTGTGAATCAGCTTTTACAGTTCCTGCGGGATAATGACTTGACGCATCAGCAGTTCGCTGATATGTGCGACGTTGATAGATCCACGGTAACCAAGTGGATCAATGGCAAGCGGTCGCCCTGCGCGAAAGCAGTTGCCATCATCAACAGGAAAACGAAAGGCCAGGCGGCTAATATCGAAGACTCGCCTGATCTTCCGTATAACAAAAGATTAGAGTTCGCTTTGCTGCGTAAAGGATTAACCTTCCGCGCTGCGGCTCAGCGTCTTTACATGAGTCGTAATGCTGTGGCTCGGTACGTCAAGGGCGATGCCGTACCTAAATCGAGAGCGAAAGAGCGCATCCAAAAATTGTTGGGGGTCTAATGATTGACTTGGTTATATATGGCAAGCCCGTCAGCAAGGCTCGCCCACGCTTCGGTCGCAGCAAGGGCGGCAAGCCTGTTACGTACACTCCGCTCAGAACAAGGATGTACGAGCAGGAAATCAAGACGCTTGCTCAGGTTGCGATGTTTGGAAAGGAAATGCTAGAAGGTCCAGTTCGGGTAACGATCACTGCGTTCTTTGCACACAAGACAAAGACCGGGTATCACACATCGCGTCCCGATCTTGACAACATAGTCAAGTCAATACTGGATGGATTGAATGGGGTTGTCTTTGAGGATGACGCTGTGGTTGCAGAGATCGTCGCCTCAAAGAAGTACGGGGAAGAACGGGTAGAGGTTCAAATCCAAAATGTCTGAGAACTACATGGAAGAGTATGGGCTGAAGCTGCTCGATGGCGGCTACAGACCTATACCAATTATGCCGGGAACCAAGCGCCCCGGTCGGTACGATGGCGAGAAGTGGGGCGAGCTTGCGCGCTGGACGGAGATCAATGCACAGCAAGTCCACGTAGATCTGTGGAGCAAGTGGCCAGGCTGCGGCATCGGAATCCTGACAGGCGAAGTCGTTGCCGTTGACATCGACATCCTTGAGCCAGAGGTTGCGATTGCTGTTGGCGAGGTGTTCCTGAAACATCTCGGGCAGACGGAGCTGCTGCGTATCGGCAAGTCACCGAAGGCGCTGTATCTCTATCGCACCAACGAACCCTTCACCAAGATATCGATGCAACCCATCGAGGTACTCGGTGTCGGTCAGCAGTTCGTCGCGTATGCGACCCATCCGGATACGGGTAAACCGTACGATTGGCCGTACTCTGCACCGCACGAAACGCCGGTCGATCAACTACCGCTTATCACCAAAGAGCAGATGCTCGCGGCATGTGAAGAAGCGTACAAGGTTGTCCCGCCCAACCTCAGAAGACGTAGCCTGACGACGACGGTCATCCCCGATAAGGATGCGAAGACCGCTCGCGATGGACTCGTCGGTACTCTGGCTGCGGTCGAGGATGCACTGCGCTACGTACCTAATCCCGATCTTACATGGGATGACTGGAACAAAATCGGCATGGCGATTTACTGCGCCACCGAAGCAAAAGGATTTCACATCTTCGACCAGTGGTCGAGGAACTCGGGTAAGTACAACCAGATCGAAACCTCTCAGAGATGGGATCACTACAGCAAGTCACCGCCCACCAAGATTGGTGCAGGATCGCTGTACTTTTTTGCACAGCAAAACGGATGGGTTCCGCCTCCGCACATTGATCTGAATCCGATCAAGGCGGTGAAGGTAGATCTCACCAACATCGACAAACTGAATAAGAAGATCGTCCGCAGTTCCCGCGAGAACTTTCCACACGAGTGGTTTGAAAGTCCCTCGCTCGTGGGTCGCGTGACTCGCTGGATCAACTCGACCGCTCAACAACCGCAGCCCACCTTTGCGCTCGTCAACACGCTCTGCATGTTCGGTGCGATCTTCGGGCGTCGGTATGCGATGGCGCATCTGAACACGCGCTGCAATCTGTTTGCGATTGCTGTTGCAAAGCCCGGTGCCGGTAAGGATCACAGTCGCCAGCGCATTAAAGAAGTCATGGCATCGTCTGGCCTCGGTCAGTTGATCTGCGGTGATCGCTTCTCATCCGGTGTCGCGATCCTGCGTACGCTGTTCGACTACCCGTCGCGCATCTCGCATCTCGATGAGATGGGTCTGTACCTACAGAGCCTGACTGCAAAGAATGCAGCGGGTCATCAGCGCGATGTGATCAAGACATTGCTCGAAGTCTACTCATCGAGCAGTGGTATCTATCACGGTCAAGAGTATGCAGACTCGCGTGATCGCCAGCGGTACGACATCAATCAACCCAACTTCAACTTCTTCGGTACCACCACACCGCGCACGTTGATCCCGGCGTTGAACCACGACATGGTAGATAACGGTACGCTGAGTCGTATCCTGCTGATCCCGCCGTTCGAGGATTACCCGGACAGTCAGATCCCAGAGAAGTCCGATGCCTCGGAAGATCTGATCGAGGACATCCGTCAGGCTTCGGCTGTCGTGCCAGTCGGTGTTGGCAATCTCGCCAACATCCAATCGATGGCGAACTCGACCGTGGTTCCGATCATGGTGGAGTGGGAAGATACCGCCTTCGCTGAGTACAGCAAGGTTCGTGACTGGCAGGTTCAGCACTCGCGCACCGATGACGCGCTGTGGGTTCGCTTCACCGAGATCACGATCAAGCTTGCGATGATCGAAGCCATCGCTCGTGATCCTATCTCTCCCATCGTGACGTTCGATGTCTTCAAGATGGCGAATGATCTGGCTCGCTGGTCGTTCAACTACACCGCTGATCTGATTGCGAAGGAAGTCGCAGAGAACGAGATCGAGGCTTCGCACAAGCGCATCCTCAACATAATCCGCAAGGCTGGCGAGGAAGGGATGAGTACCACCCAGATCGCGAAGACCTGTCAGGGTATGAAGGCTCGGGATCGCAACGAGATTCTCCAGACCCTGATCGAGTCGGGCGACATTCTGGAGGAGACGGTCAAGGTCGGCGGAGCCGGTCGTGACCGTCGGGTCTATCGCGTGAGGGTCAGATAAAAAAATGCCCCGGCGGAGCAATGCTTCAACACCGGGGCCAAATCTCTAGGAGAACAGAGATAGCACGAGGGGGATCTTACCCCCTCGGGTCTACACCTGCAAGCCAGGATACGTACCACTGGGTCTTGCGCGCGTCCTGCTCTACGGCGTCCTTATGACCCAGCCTCCAGAGGTAGGCTACCGCCGTACCCTTCAGGAATCCCCGCCACTCCTCGGGCGTCAGCATCGATTTAATGGCATCGATTGCCTCGATCTCACCCTTCTTGTAGTGGTTCGGATTCACTGGGTCGTTCACCGGTTTCTCCTGCTGCTCGTGCTCGGCGCTTCTCGTGGCTGAGCTTGGCCATTCGCTGGTAATGTTCTCTAGATCTTCGCTTCTTATCCCCTGAAGCAGCGCTTCCACCTCGGCTTCCGATAGACGATAAGTATTCT